ATGATGCCGTAATTTTTGGAGATACCACTATGGATTTGTTTAAGCCCCGTGGTGCTGCTGCACCCCGTAACCCGACTGACAACACTCAGCAGAATGGTCAGATCATCAACACTCCGCGTTTTTCGCAAATGGGTGGTTTGAAGAATGCAGCTTCGGCTGGCACTAAAAACCGCATGAATGTCGAAAAGCCCGGTGGTAAGCGCATTATCTGATGCGCTTTTTTATTGTTTAAAAGGGGATTAACCTATGTCACTCGAAGACCTGACTCCTGAAGCCCGTGATGAACTGGCTCTTTTGGCCCGTCAACTAGCCGAGAATCCAAATACCCGTAAAGACTTCCTTCGTCTGACGAAGAAGGCAAAACCGGATATGCCGATTCCTGAACTGGAAATTGAAGATTCGACCAATTATGCTGTTCAGAAGGCTAATGACCGTGTTGCTCAACTCGAAGCAAAGCTTCAGCAGAAAGAAGCCTTGGAAGAATTGAACAAGCGTCGCAGCAAGCTGAAAGAAAGAGGTCTTGTCGAAAGCGACGAGCAGATTGAAGAAGTGGAGAAGGTAATGCTGGAAAAAGGTATTACCAACCACGAAGTTGCCGCTGACTACTGGAAGTATATGCAACAGTCCGCAGCACCTACACCAACTGGCTATAATCCTTCTGCGATTAATAAGTTTGATCTATCGCAGTATTGGAAGAATCCAGTACAGGGCGCTCGGAATGAGGCGGCAAAAGCTTTGAATGAGTTACGACGCAACCCTAAACCTATTGGGTTGTAATCGAAACAGGGGATATTTTTAGATCGGAGATAGATTATGCCTATTGGTGGCGGCATTCTTCCGGCAACGGGTAGTACGCAATTTACGGAACTTACATACGTTACTCGTAGGGCGTTTATCCCGAAGCTGGTCGTACAACTTTACAATTCGACCCCGCTCATGGCGGCACTGATTGCTAACAGTCAGTCTGCTTCTGGTGGTGTGTCTTCCGTAACCGTTCCAGTTCAGGGTTCTCAGTTTGTAAATGCTCAGTGGTCGGACTACAGCGGCTCGTTCGCTCAGCCTTCCGTCCAGCAGGGCGCTTACAACGCTGAATTTAACCTGAAGCTGATGATTGCTCCCGTACCGTTCCTCGGTATGGAAGGTGCAGTTCAGCAGGATGCGGCTGTTATTCCTCTGATCGAGGCGCGTATGAACGACGCGACCAACGTGATGATGGATGCTATGGCTACATCGCTGTACAACAACACCACGAACAATCAGCAGTTTATCGGTCTGCCAGCCGCTGTGTCGGATTCCGGCACTTACGGCAACATCGACCGTTCGACCTATAGCTGGTGGCGTTCGAAAGCCTACGCTGCTGGTTCGGTAAACCCGACCCGTCAGAACATCCTCCAGTACATCTCCGGCACTGTTAAGAATGGCGCAGAAGTTCCGTCGTTCGGCGTGTGCGGCTTTGGTACTTGGACGCTGCTGGCACAAGACTACGTTGGTCAAGAGCAGTACGTTATCACTCCGGGTTCCGGTTTTGATGGCGACACAAATGGCCCTCAGTCTGGTTTCCGCGCTCTGATGGTTGCCGGTGTGCCCATCTATCCTGATCCGTACTGCCCGGAAGGTACTGTGTACTTCCTGAACAGCAACTACCTGTCGCTCTATATCCATGAGCAGGGTTCGTTTGTGTTCACGGGCTTTGAATCGACTCTGCCTAACTGGCAGATTGGCTACGTTGGCGCAGTTCTGACTATTGCAGAACTCGTGAACACCAAGCCTAAGTCGATGACAAAGGTGACGGGCTATAACTCGCTAACACTGTAAGGAGAAATAGTCATGTCTAACAAAATCCTAGTCGCAGGTGCAGCAACTAACGCTGCCGGTGCTTTTTTCCAAGCGTATGCTGCTGGAACGGCAACTGCCGCAGTTCCTGCTGGCGATTACTACATTGCTCCGACTGCAAACGTCACCATTGAGCTGAATACGAACACTACTGGCAACATCAGTAATGCTTCGTGGGCAGTTGTGGTTGCCAATAACACTGGCGGCTACTTTGTCTCTGATGGCATTAACGTCCGTGCAAATGTTCTCTCTGGCACTCCGACCATTACACTGTTCCAAGTGAATAGTGGTCAGGCAGTTAGCGAGACTTACGCATAAGGAGCCAGCATGAATGCTAACCATGTAGGATCGCTGTACCCCAATGGCTTTGGTAACTTTGCACTTGGTCGTTCTGTAACCGTTAATGTCGGTTCGGTTGCCAATGCAGCAGCCCAAATTCCCATTGTCGGTGCAAGTTCATACATTGTTCGCAGGATTACGGTAGCTAATGCAAATAAGTCGATTGCAACCGCAAATGTGACTGTTACTACATCTAATGACGGTAACACATCAAATGCGGTTGCGTCACTGACGACGCTAAGCAACGTAACTAGCACCTCTACGTATCAAGACTTAACTCTTGCTGCTGGCGCTGCTACTACCGTTTACTCGTCTGGTTCGTTGTACGTCAACGTGCCAGCCGCAGTATCTGGTGGAACTTGCGACATTGTTATTTACGGTGACGTAGTAGCTCTATGACAACTGTTTATGTGACCAATCGGAGTGATAAACCTCTGATCGACGAATACGCATTTAAGCCGTACACTTTCCCTGTGAACGAGTCGGTAGAGATTCCTGTAGAAGTCGCCCGTCACATATTCGGTTACGGTTCTGAAGATAAAGAACCGTTTTTGGCTAGGCTTGGTTTTGCTAAAACAAAGAATGACATTCCTGCTGGATTGGAAATTCTTGCAAAATTTAGCATTACTGAGTCTAAGCCAGCACAGGATCGCTCCTTATCCCCGGCGATTGACCAAGTACCCCCGCCTATCCCTTTACGGGGGGCGGGGCGAAAAGTCGAAAAAGCCGCTTAAATATGGCAACTAAATGGCAACTTTATCCGGTTACATTACGGAAGTCCGTCGGCTGCTACATGATGCTAACGGAAACTTCTATTCTGACTCTGAGCTAACGGACTACATTAATGAAGGCCGTAAGCAAACAGTCAGAGATACTGGTTGCCTTCGCAAAATCCAAGTTTCACAAACCCCAATGTCTCCTGTTGCGGGTGGCGCTAATCCAGTAGCTTGGTCTGCTGGTGCTACGGTTGCACAGGATGATTACATTTTCTCGAATATCTTTATCTACAAAGTGACCGTTGCTGGCATTTTGGGAGATACAGCACCGCCTTACCCGGCATCAAACGATGTGTACCCCCCTGCTGCCACGTTTACTAACGGCACGGCAACTCTGCAATACGCAGGTAACTGCGAAAAACTATCATATGCAGCGTTTCCTGACAGCATAAATACGATTGATATTCTAAATATCAACCTTTATTGGGGTAATAGTCGGGTTCCGCTACAGTATTTGCCGTGGACACAGTTCAACGCACAGTTGCGTTACTGGCAAAACTACGTTGGTAGGCCGGTAGCTTTTAGTGTTTATGGTCAGCAAACTGCATTTATCTCTCCAGTGCCAGATCAGGTCTATACCATTGAGATGGATACCGTAGTATTGCCTGATGATTTGGTTGCTGGAGCTGAGGTTGATACCATTATTGAACCTTATACAACGCCAGTTGCATACTTTGCTGCACATAAAGCCAAGTTTAAAGAGCAAAGCTATGGCGAATCTGAAATTTATAAACAACAATACATACAAGAAGTTCGTAGTGTCTTGGCAACTACCATGACACGGCGTATTCCTAACCCCTACAGCACTCCGTACTAATCATGGCTGCGGCTGAACAGAAAAAGTCGTATAGGGTCATCAAGCAATTTCGTGGCGTAAACACGAAGGCTAACCGCACTGCGCTTGAGGATGGAGAATTTTCTTGGCTTGAGAATGCAATGCCGATTGGCTATGCAAACATCAAGACTTTGCCGGGTCAGTCCAACACAGCAGTTACGTTTGGCAACGTAGCAACATCAATTCTGTCTGCAAACATTAACAACAAAGATTACTTGTTGGCGTTTCAGGAAGATGGTCGTGCTGAATACGTTGATATTGAGACAAACACAAAGGGAAATGTTGCCATTGCTGGCACTTTCTCTAATTCTAGGGTCAACATTACTCAGTATCGTGATGAGCGCGTACTGATTGGTGATCCCGATAACGGTGTCTACAGTTGGGATGGTACTAACCTTATATCTATCGGTTCTGTTGGGTTTATAGGTATAACGAATGCTGGCACTGGCTACGCAACTACGCCTTCTGTAGTTATTTCTGCGCCAGATCAAACTGGTGGTACTCAGGCTGAAGCGGAAGCGGTTATTACGGCCAACGTAGTCAGCAGCATTATCATCACTGAGGCTGGTAGCGGATACACAAGCGCACCTACCGTGACCATATCTGGCGGTGGAGGCGCTAATGCCACTGTTGTTGCTGGAATTACTACGTTTAAAACTGGAACGGTTAGCGTTCTGGTTACTAACGGCGGCACAGGCTATACAAACTCGTCGAATACGGTTGTGACTATTAGCGGTGGTGGCGGTTCTAACGCTGCTGCAACTGCTATTTTGGCTGGTGGTCAGGTAACTCAGGTAATCATGACCAATCCGGGTACTGGTTATACCAACTCAGCCAATATCTCGGTGACGATTACCGGCGGTGGCGGGTCTAATGCGTCCGCTAAGGCGATTATCAACACAAACCCTATAACTGGCATCCAGACGTTCTCAGGACGCACTTGGGTGGCTCAGGGTCGCTCTATTTCGTACTCTGCCGCTGGCTCTTACTCAGACTTTGTAAGCCTGTCTTCTGGCACATTTACTATCTCAGATGCAACACTAAGAAGCAACATTACTCAGCTTCTGTCTGCCAACAACTTTTTGTATATTTTTGGCGAAGACAGCATTAACGTCTTCTCTGATGTACGAGTAGACACTAGCGGCATCACATTATTTACAAATACCAACATTAGCGCGTCTGTTGGTTCACGTTTGCAATACGCAATATTCCCGTACTTCCGTTCTGTTCTGTTTATGAACGAGTACGGCGTGTACGCGCTGGTTGGATCGACAACATCTAAGATTTCAGATGCGCTGGATGGGATATTCCCTGATATTGACTTTACAACCGCCAAAGTTACTGGCGGTCAGGTTCTGCTAAACAATATTCTTTGTGCAGCCTTTAATATTAGGTACAACGATAACGGTACTTATCGTTTTGTTCAGGCCGTTTTCTTTGAGAAGAAGTGGTTCTTTTCTAATCAGTCGGAAGTAAAACTGATTGTTCCTATTTCTACTGCTGGTAAGTTAGAAATGTTTGGAACTAACGGAACCAATCTTGTAAAGCTTTATGCTGACGCAACCACTCCAGTAGATATTATTCTTGAAACAGCATTGGATGCGATGGGCGATCCGATTAGAGATAAACAAGCACTGAAGATTGGTATTGAGGCAACTCTAGGTTCTATTCCAACTGAGATGAGTGCTTATGTTGACTCTGAGTCAGCGCAGTCTCCAGAAATTACGTTTATCAACACAATTGCTTGGCTTAATAATGCGTTACAAGAAGTCAATTGGACTAATAATTTAGGCGATATTGTTGGTTGGGTTAGCGGAACATCTCCGGGCGCTGGTTATTATCTATACAAGTCTGATGCTGAGATGTGGGGCAAATACTTAGGAATAACCATTAATAGCAATTCAACGCCGATTGTTATTAACGGCTTCCAGTTTGAACATGAATTAAGGACGAGGTTCTAAATGCCTGTGCCAAATACTTTTGCTAATGCAACAGTAACGATTGCGTTATCTGACCTAGATAATAATTTCGCTACCCCGATTACTATTGGCAATACTGCCGTTCAGCTTGGTAACTCGGTTACTACGCTGAATAACATGACGTTTGCAAACGTAACTTTGTCGAGCGTAGCTTCTGCATTTCCAAACAATTATCTTGCAAATAGCTCAGTAACCATTGGAAATACGTCTGTATCGCTTGGCGGCACGATTACAAGTATTGGAAACTTAACGCTAACTAACGCCAACATTACAAGTCTTTCTACAACTTTAACTGTTCCGCAAGGTGGCACTGGACTTGTCACAATTCCTTCTGGTTCGCTGTTAAAAGGTAACGGAACTGGTTCTATTGCTACAGCTACGGCAGGAACAGACTATCTTGCGCCTCCTAGTGGCACAGCAATTTTGAAGGCTAACTCTGGCGGAGCTTTGGCAAATGCTGCGGCAGGAACAGACTACGCTCCAGCTACATCTGGTACTAGCATTTTGTATGGTAACGGCGCTGGTGGATTTAGTAGCGTCACTATTGGTTCTGGAGTTTCTTTTGCTGGAGGCACATTATCTGCCACTGGAACAGGTGGAACAGTTAGTAATGTGTCCGTGGTTTCAGCTAACGGATTAGCTGGCACTGTAGCTAATTCAACGACTAATGCCGCAATAACACTTTCAACAACCGTTACTGGATTGGTAAAAGGTAATGGTACTGCATTATCTGCTGCTTCTTCTGGAGTTGATTACGCGCCAGCAACTAGCGGAACATCTATATTGT